CTGATAATCTCAAGTTGCCCGGAGCTAACCCCCCTGCAAAATGATTCCTTCGGCGCAACCAGCGCAAAGCTAGTCGAAGTGGCAGGAATTTACTATCAGTGCCGAACTGCCGCTTTAGGCGTCGAATTGCCTAAAAAATGAGCGACACAATCGCGCTATGCGGGGTTTTTGCAAGGTGGCCAAGGCAAAGCCTCACGCCGAAATTCCGGCCTTGATCGCCGCGCAGGCCAGCTTTCATTTATTCTCCAGTTCGTTGGCCATAATGTGCAATACTTCCTGCACTTTACCGGCTACCGTCCATCTCTTGCCAAACTCGTCCGCAGCTTCCCGCAACGCATGAGCCTTCACCGCATTGATGACGCTTTCGGCTGGCTTGGTGTCGAGGGAGAGGGCTTCCCGTTCTGGCACAGATACTCCGCCACATCCACATTTCTTGACGGCATGCTCAATAGCCTCCCGCATCTGCAGGACTTTGAACGCCTGCGCTTGCCAATCAAGCGAAACCTTGTGCAAGTTGTCTTTGCACTCAGCCAGTTCGCGCTCAAGGCGTGCAATTTCTGCTTCTACCACCTCATACTTAAATACATGGCTGTACTGTCCCCATTCTGCATTTGCGTAAGCAACTGTTACAGCTAGATGCTTGATGTTCATCATTCCTCCTTCAGTGCGCGGATGTTCTTCGCTGCCCGGCTTCCGTAAATATCAGTCGGTATGTGCGTATCACATATTGTAGATTCTGCAACAAGCGCAGCCTTCTCAATCGCCGCGTTCCAAGCTGCTTTCCATACTGGCCTTGGGTGGAAATGTGCATTTGCGACTCCTTTTTCTTCCCACCAATTATCAAATTCTTCTTGCATCACTTATCCTCACTTTCTGGCGCGAAGGTGCGCTGTTGCTAAGTCGTGCATTGTCCAATAACCTGTTCACTGGACGATTTGGGGGCTAATTAGCGTTATACGGCATCAAGTTCCAGCACCTGTTGCGCTATCCGCCGCTCTGCAATCGCGCAGTATTCCGGGTTGATCTCCAATCCCAAAAACCTGCGCCCCAATTCCTTCGCTGCCTTCGTCGCATCGGCCACTATCCACACAATCACGCCTCCCGGTTTCAGCACGCGCTTCAGTTGCCACGCCAAAGAAATCCCATGAATGGCCGCCATAGGCGCGCAGGTCGTCGTATGGAGGGCTTGTCACCACCAAATCAATGCACTCTCTCGGCAGTTGCCCGAGCAGGTCGCAGTTGTCGCCACAGTGAATCTTGTTCAGTTCAAGCATAGTCACTCCGTATTGTCGCCAGCCGTATAACAAGTCGTTCGAGCGGACACGCGAACACCCGCCTCGTCGCTACCGCAATTAGTCTGTGGCGCGTGCCTCTCAACTCCGGCGTTAGGCGACTCAAGCCAATCGATGCGTGGTGCTTCTTTCCGCAGCGCGTAATAGTCAACTTGCACCTTGGCGCTTCCGATCATCTTCCCGGCAAGGTTCGCCAGTTCGGCGGCTTCGCTTGGCTTGATTTCCCCGGCCTTCAGTTGCGCGAAGGTTTGAGCCAGTTCTTTCCGCAATTCGTCACAGTTGTTCATTTCGTCATCTCCATTGCCATGCTCAGGCGCTCGCTTCAAGTCGCATGAAGTATTCAATTCGGCTTGCCGCGTTATCAAGCAAGTCGGCCAGTTCTGTCACGCCTTCATTCCGGCACAAATCGGCTTCGTCGCGCAGGTCTTTTAGCAATCCTTCGTGGTCAGGTTCCATTCATCAACTCCCGTTTAAGTTTCATCAATTCGCGTTGTGCATCTACAAGCGTTTGCGGCAACTCGCTGCCCTTAATCCCAAGGTGCTGTGCCATCACCCGGCGCACGTAGCAATCGTGCAAGGTGTCGCGGTAGTAATCACGCTTGCGCTTCGCCCGCGCTTTGTATGCTTCCGTTTGCCGGTATCTGGCGTAACAGGCCGCGCCTTTCTCGCTTTGCGCGTAACGCAGTCTGCTTGCCTTCTGCCCGTCGCGGTTCTCCGCTTGCCACTTCCGCTTTTTCTCTCGCGTTTCTTCCGGGTGAGCCAGTTCCCACGCTCTCGCCTTGGCAATCAAGCGTTCCCGGTTCTTGGCATACCATTCCTTGTAGTAGGCTTTCTTGTCTCGCATTTCGTCACCTAACATTTCATTCGAGCGGACGCTTATCAGCGCCGCTCAATTCCGGCGTTATGCACCCTGGAACGTCCCGTACATCGCCTGGCGCTCTGCCTCGCTTTCTTCTGCATCCTTGTGTGCCTGTTTTAAGCGTTGCCCGTCTATTGCCGCGTCTATGCTCTGCTTGCTTTCTGTGGCCGGTATCCGTAGCTCGCGCTGCCTTGCTGCTCGTGTAATCCAGCGGTAACGGGCAGCGTCTTCGGCGCACTTCTCCGCTGCAACTTGGGCGCAAACCAATGGCTCTCCCATGTGTGTCGGGTTAAGTTGCTGCTGGATTTCAATCAACATCAAGCCCTGTTCATGCAAATCATCTTCCAGCCCTTTAATCTCAAGCTCTGCGGCAGCCAGCGCTCGCTCTAAGTGCTTCACGTACATCGGGTCATCGTTTGTCATTGTGTTTGCTCCATTAAAGTTGCATAACAGGTCGGTCGAGCCGACCGCAGGGTACGGGCTTTACATTCCGCCTAGCGCCCCGGCTGCGGCGCTTGATCTCGGGCGTTAGAAGTGCATAGTGGGTAGGCCAGGTCGCTCAGTCGTTTCATGTGTTCCCAACCGGATACCGCCTCGAAAGGCCCGATTTCTACTGTTGTTAAGGCGCTACCAACAGCTACCCGAAACAAACGTCTTAGTGACGAACCGCCCTCGCTGCTACCCACTATGCACTCCTTTCGCTGCACTTCTAACAAGTCGCTCAACGGGACAGCCGGTGAGCGTGGTTCGTTTACTCTGTTGCTTCTGGCGGCTGCCCGTTAGCTCCGGCGTTGGGCGACATCATCGCCCGCCGAAGGTTCCGTACATGGCTGCACGTTCAGCCTCGGCCATGTCGTCGCTCTCTTTCTTCGCCAGCGCCTCAAGGTATTCGCTTGCGAGCCTGTGGCCTTCGTCGCAGCCTGCGAAGTAGGCATCGGCCTGTGGCGTTCCGAGTTTGTACTGTTTCTTTCCGAACGCTTCGTTTTGTTCGCGAAGTCGATACTTCAAAATATCAATCACGCCGTGACGGTACTCATCACTTCGCGGGTCGCGCGGTTTTGCAAATGCTGCGTCGAAGATTTCATACGCTGTGCTCATGCCAAGCTCTCCATCGTGTAGTCGCCCAAAAGAACGACTAGTTCTTCGTCGTGTTCAAAAACGACGCATTGCCCTGCCCATTTCAGATGTGCAATGCAGTCCTGAAAATACTCGTCGGCAAGGTCGTCGCCGTGAAAAATGAATTGGTCTGGCGTGTCGGTCGGAAGGCCGTTACACCGTACAAACTCTTCGGCGGCAGTGGTTGCCAGTTGCTTTGCTCGTTCTTGCGGGTCTTCCATGCGATCCTCCTAGATGCCGCACAACAATTCATTCCACCGGACAGCTACCGCTGCCGGTGAATTCCGGCGTTAGGTTCCTTGGCTTTGTCGATCTTTCCGCGCACCCACTCCGCACCGCCGAGCCGCGCTAGCTTCTCGCGCTGCGTCGGCGTTACCCGCAGGGAGAGAGTCACCGTATCCTCTCCCTGCTTTACAGGTTTTCGCCCTTGTCCCCTTCCTGTGCCGCCGCGCTTACTTGTTTCCGAGGGCATGATTCATTGCTCCTTTGGTAATCTGGTACAACTCTTCTTCTGTTGCCTTCGGGAATTGAGTTTTGGCTGCTGTCATGATCTTGTTCCAAGCTTCCATCATTTCTTGCAGTGCTTGTGCTGTGGTCATTTTTCTTCTCCTGTTTGGTTAGTTGACGTTGTTATTGTAGCGCGCAATCAAATATAGTCAAGCATTATTTGTAGTGCTTTATCAACTAACCGAAACCTAACCCGTCGTTGCAGCGGACGGCTTCGCCGCCGTTGAACTCATGCGTTAGGCCGCTTTCTTTGTCCGCTTCGGTTTCGCGTAAGGCTCTACGCCGTGGTGCGCCATCACGTTTCGGAACGGCGCGAAGTCCTTGGCAAAGGTATCGACGGGTATAGTCCTGCAGTTCCTGTTGTAGGGGCTTTTGATGCAGTGGCCGGTGCAGTGAAGCAAAGGAGGCTGGCTGCCGGCTCGGAATGAAGTATTGGCAGGTATCCCTCACTACTTGGCGTTCGTTCTCGTTCAAACCGAAGTAATCGAACACGAGATCATCGATTTGTGAACGGGTCTCCAGCCAATCGCGATTCTGTGGATGGAAGTCATCCTTGAATGGCGCCAGCAGTTCGACCACTTTTGCGATGATATCCTCGGCCAGTTTGGGTGATGGGTGGTGCGATGGCAGCAGGAACGGCAAGCTTTCTATCTCACGCATCTTTACGTGCGGTCGCTCCATTGACAACGAAAATGTGGTGTAGAACAGCAGATAGCTGGCAAGCTTTGAGCGCAGGTAGGCCGCCATGAACTGCATGAGATACTTGTCATGTTGGCGGTCGACGATGGCACCAACCGATTGCGTGAAGCAGCAAGGAGTGTCCGTATAGCAGGCACGCACTTCTAACGTCTTGCGTTCGGCCCCGTCCGGGAAAATGACGCGCACGCCTTCGAATGCCTGCCCTGCCTTTGAACCGTAATCGGCCACATCCGTGATGGACGCAGGGAAATCCCTCAAGTCATCCGCCGAAATGAAGAAGCGATGCTTGGGATAGGCGTTATCCCTGAACCCCGTTCCCAGAAATTGGTACTGTTGAAGTGGTTGGCTCTCTTTCGAAGCTTTGGATCTGTCCGTGAGGTGGAACCCCTTGCAAAACACGAAGCGCGCTTTGTCACCTTGCGAGTGGTTCGCCAAAGTGCCGTAGATACGCAGGCGTGCAATGAGGGACTCATCGAGCTCATTACCCCAGAAGTATGTCCGCAGCACTTCCACATCGTCACATATCGTATGGGTGGGTAACCGCTTGCGGTCTGAGCTGTGGACGGTCAGACGACCGAAAGCGAAACTAACGTCACCTTTTGGTACGAAATAATCGAAGCATTCCCGAGGTGGAATCGCCCCTACCGTCTCATCAGAACGGCGTACGCCCGTAACGATGGTGGCTGGGTGTACCGCGCCATCAAACAGCAGAAAAAATAGATCTGCTAGGTTGTAGATACGCTCTGGCGATAGCTCGCTGAACCAGCCGCGCAGGTATTGATCTGCGCCCGATGCGGCCAAGGTTGATGCAGGCAGGATGAGGCACAGCCTGCCACCGGGCTTAAGCATATCCGTTGCCCGGCGTGCAAAGGCCAGTGCGATCTGGCGCCGTGGCAATGGCTGGCCGAACCGCTCTTGCCACCAGTGCTCGTAGCTCTTACGCTCGACATCGCTGGGTTCGAACCACGGCGGGTTGGAAATGATGATGGACACAGTGCCAAGCTTGGCCACTTGGTTATCGGCGGCGAAGAAATCCCCGGCATGCTCCTTCGCGATGATGTTCCCGATTAATTCCGGAAGCTTCACATTCTGGTCTTCCTGCAACTGCAAAATGTCTGCAGGTGTCAGATCTTCGAGCAAAGCGAGATACAGGCTAAACACGGTCACTTTGCAAGCGGCGATGGATATATCACCGCCGCGGATCCCTGACAACAGAATATCGCGCCGTTGCGCATAGGTTAGTTCGTTGCCCTGCAGGGCTTTCCTTGCCCCCAGCATGCGCCTGTAGGCACTAGTCAAGAGGATGCCGGAACCACAGGCGCCATCCAGCACCACTTCGTTCCACGGCGCCTCAACACCCCGGAAAGCCTCATCCACGGCCAGGTAGGCTAAGTGGCGTGGCGTATAGAATGCGCCGCTGTCGCGTTGCTGATTGCCGAGGAATGACTCATAGATGCCGGAGATAAGTTCAACCGGAATGTGCTTGAAGTCGTATGGCCACAGCGATTGCTGACCTTTGCGAATATGAGTCTGCAGCAGAAACTGGGCAAGCAGGCCAAGAGCCTTGCCGTCCATATCCTTCCAACTGATGTTGGCTCCACCCTCTATCTCTAACAGGTCGCCATTGAAATCGCACTTGAGTTGCCTAAACAGCTTATCCAAGCCTTGGCCATCACCGCTCTTCAGCAAATCCAGCAACGCGCCCAGATTGTGATGCCGACGATATTTGTCGCCCACGATCGCACGATGCTCGAGATAGGAGACGAAGATGCATTTTCCGAGCAGCAATTGAGCCTGCTCTTTGGTCAACCCTTGCTCGACCAGCAATTCGACCACTGCTGAGAGGTTGTCCTGCAGCACGCGATCGATGCGGTAACGACGCTCGAACCAATCGGGCATCTTGTTAAAGATGGCGCCGGAAGTGACGCTGCTGGCGCAGAGCAGGCTTTCTTGGTTGGCGTCAGCTAGCGAAATCCTGTGCGGCTTCGAGAGGTTGCGGGGCACCGGATAGGCGATGGCTTCCTCGTCTTGCAGCACAATTACTATGGAGACCAGGTTCTGGTTCCAGATTTTCTGTCGGATCTCGTCGATGACTTCGGGGGCGACATCTCCTCCAGCCTCGACAAAACATACCGCTGGCACGTGATCCACCTCGAACACGGCGGAAGAACGGATGCCACCGTCTTGCTGCAGCATCAGTGTCATTTCGCGCGCGTAGGGGTGATCGGATTTTACATCCTTGACAGAGCGATGCAGGACGCCTTGCGCCAAGTCATAACCTAACCTGTGCAGCCAACTGTCCGTGATATCCATAGTTTCGCGACAGTCGGACTATATGCCGAATATCCATACCAAGTGCGTCTTCCACGGCTTGCCGGCGCGGCAATCGACAACGCTGGGAGTGGCAGGGCTGTGGATCATCATGCCGCCATCCTTTCATTCAGGATCGCGCCCATTTCGCGCTCAACTTCCATCTTGCGCTGATGCGCCTGGTCGATACGGCGGGCAAGAGTAATGGCCTCGGTGACTTTGGCGTCAAGGCTTGGTCGCAGCATGGCGATGATGCGCGTCTCTTCGGCGTGCATGCCTTCCAGCAACGCCAGGCGGGCGCCCGTTTGCGTGATATGAACGTTCATGCGTCCTCCATTTCAATCAGCAGTTCGATCATGTGGATGGCTTTTTTCAGATCCTCAATCCCGTTTTTCCCACGCCAGCGGGTGACGTACTTGATCACCGCGCCTTCACAAAAACCGATGCCGTTTTTATGGATGAATTCCACCGGCTGAATCGGCATGTCCTTGTAATGGCTGCCGCCTTCCTGTCGATTAAATGCGCTCATGCGCTCCCCTTTCAATTTCAATCACAATCTGCTCGGTCAAAACTGCGCTCTTAACGGCGGCGATGCTGTGGCGCAACAGGGCATCCTCGCAGCGCCGGAATACGGCAAGCGCAGCATCGATTTCCGTAACGGTCATGGCCACGCCAGCCGCCAGTTTCTTTTCAATGACCAGCAAAGGCCTGGTGTCGATTTCCGCGCACAGGCGATCTATCAGGCCGCGAAACCCGGCAATGCACCAGTCGATTCTGGCGTATTCATCCTCATCATTCAGGCGGGTAACGGCATAGCCGCGAATGGAATCAACCTCGCCGCATTTCATCTGCGTAAAGCACTGGCGCATCGGCGCCAGCCATGCGCGTGCCTGGCGGCGGGTGATGCGCTTCACGCTACCCTCCGCAGTCCGTCAAGGATCGCCGCCATTTCAGCTTCGATCTCGGCGCGACGTTGCGTCGAAGTCTCGATGCGTCTGGCGAGAAGAATGGCGGCGCGGGCATGCTCTTCCAGTTGCGGCTGTAGGAAATCTTGCAGACGGCATTCCTCGGCATGCTGGCCTTCAAGCAACGCCAGGCGCAGGCCGTCTTCGCTGCATTTGACCATCACAATACCGCCTCTACAAAATGCGGGCATTGCCAGTCACTAACCCGCGCCCACAGCGCCGCCGGTTCGCCGGCAGCGCGATAATGCACACATGGGATCGTCGATACCTTGCGAAAGGTTTTATCGCCAACCTTGGCCTCGGCAACCTGCTTGTGCGGGCAATCCTGGCCGCTGCAGCGCGGGGCGCTGTAATCCGGCGACGGGCAGTTTTTCATGTGCAGATCACCCAGCATGGTGTTTCCTTTCTTCCAGGGTGGCCACGCCGGCCATGAAAACATCGTGCAGCCAGTTTTCGAGGTCGCTTTCCTGATCAAGAGACAACTGATAAACCAGCCTTGAGACGCGCTCCAATTCGGATTGATTCAGCGCAATATCGATTTCAGTGCAGCTCACAATGGCGCTCCAGGTTGTGCAGACAGATGTTGATTTTCTGCATGTGGTAATGATGGCGAACCGCCAGCCGCTGCATTTCGCAATCGATGGCGATTGCTTCTTGGAGCAGCGCCTTCGCGGTTTGCTTCAGGATGGCCACCGGCGCGATCTTTTCTTCCTCGTCGCAGGCTTCACGGATGGTCGTCATGCCATTTCTCCGGCAATGCGCCATGCAGAGTGCCAGGACAGGCGCAGGATGCGGTCACGGTACAAATTGAGGGCAATCATCAGGCGGCGCATTTGTCGTGACCTCCAACAAAGAGCGCCCATCCTGGCAGCGGCTTGGACAGCAGCGCCCAGCGCTGGCCATCGGTGTAGAGACGCAGGCCGGCACGCAGGGCTTGCAGGGCGGTGGCCTGCAGGTCGCAGAGCAGCATTTCCGGGTTGTTGAGCGCAGGGAGAAAAACGGCATAGACCATCATTGTCCTTTCAGATAAGCGAAGGCTGCACCGGCAGCCGGTTGAGTTTGTCCTGCGCCTTGACGGCGCATTGCAGCGTGATGCGGATCGCCTTGACGGCCATCGCGTGTTCAAAGGTGTAGCCCAGGAACGACAAACCGGTGCGCTGGTAGGCGGCTTTCAGGCGGGTGGTGTCGGTGGTCATGCCGCTGCCTCTGTTTGGCTTGTGGCCGTGGTGGTGTGCTGATGGACGCGCGTCGGCGGTGTTGTCTTGGTGGCCTTGAGTTGCTTGGCCTCGGCGATGCGCGCCACCTGAAACTTTTTCCACTCCGGCGCCTTGTCGCCGCCAACGGTGGCGGAAATGCGAAACTCGGTAACATCCGGCATCCCCGGACGTTTCACCTGACAGGTCACGATATAACCGGAGCGGATCGGTGCCGCCAGGGTGGCATGAACATTCTTCGGATTTACGCCAAGCGCTTCCGCCAACTCCGGCGTGCGACAGCCAGGATGATTGGCGATGTACTCGCAGCCGATGTCGGCTTTGGTCTTGGTGGTGGTCATGGGTGGCTCCGTTGTGTTGACGCCACCATTAAAGCATACTTGAAATTATGAAGTCAAGTACGCTTGAGTAGAAAGACAAAAAAATTTAGCGCTGGCGCAGTTTTAAGATTTTTTTCTCTTGATTAAGCGCATTTGTGTGTTTCTCCGGGAGGTTCAGCAAGCGTATTGCCGATTTTTACAAGCGTGTACTCCTGCTCCGGTGCCATGCGTTCCATACACTGCAGAACTCTGACCTGCGCTTCAGTTCTGGCGTACATTTTATATTTTGGCCCGTCTCCCTTCATGATGTATTTTGGCTCAAAGCCAGATGCCTCGGCCAGCCCCACTAAGGAAACGCCGTCCAGGGATTTCCTTTCGCCGTTCAGCCATTGGTAAATGGATTTGTCCTTGACCCCGCGGGCGGTGGCAAGAGTCAAAACCGTGTGGCCTTTTTTGATGGCTTCTTGAACGGCTTCTTTGATGCGTTCTGTAAGTGTATTCATACCAGTAACGCTACCTGAAAAAATATAAAGTGCACTTGACTCGCCGAGCTCAAGTGTGCTTGAATGTAGGTATGGACACGAACAAGATCATTGATGACCTCGGGGGAACCGGCGCTGTAGCTGGTTTGTGCGACGTTACACCGCAGGCGGTATCTGAGTGGCGCAAAGATGGAATCCCAAAAGCGCGCCTGATGTACCTGCGCCTGCTGCGCCCGGATGTGTTTGCAGAACAAGAACGGAAGGCAGCGTGATCGTCTGGAGATTGCGGACGACCTGTAAGGACGCAGCATTTTAGATTCAACAGGCAAATGCACTGGCGCTTTGTTGGAGGCCGTACCGAGTGCAAAAAGGAAAGATGCGATTTTATGGACGCGCATACAGCATGGCTAAATATGATGACGTATAACGCTCTGGATGATGAGCGCGTGACCAAGAACGAAGCCAAGGGGCTGGCCAGCGGAATGCTTGAGATGATCGCCAGGGCTACCCACCTGCAGGCGATGCTTCAGGCGATGGCGGATAAATGATCCGGTCAACCAGAACAAGGTTGGCGCAGGCAGAGCGCATCGTGCGCCGCTTGTCGGCAGGAAATGAAAATCTTGTGGTGTTTTTCGATCACAAGGGATGTCTGGATTCTTGCGCTGCGTTGACGGAACGCCATACGGCCATGATGGCGTCTCCAGATTTTTCGACCCGCATTGTCGGGGTGTTTTCTCCAGGCTGCTCTGCGGCCATGTTGTTGAGCGAGGCTTACTGATGGCGCGTCGGCTGCTGGCTTATGGCAAGGATGTGGCGGAAAAACGCCGTCAGGGTCAGCGCATCGGCCTATTGGTGGTGGTGTTGCACGATTGGAATGCCGGCATGTGGTTCGATGGCCGGCCTGAGGTTGCCCGTGTGGTGCTGCCGTCTGATATTGCTGCCGCCGATGCCGATTGGTCGTTGGTGGTGGCGCTCGATGTGCTGGTCTGTGGGTCTGCCAAAGACGATGTTTTTTACACGGCCTGCGATGCACTGGAGAAGGCTGGCGCGGCTTCGATCTGGGGTGATTTCAATGATGGCGTGCATTTACTGGAGCGCGCCGGTAAGACCTGGATTTCTACCGATGGCCCTTTGCCTGTTCAAAAGCTCGGCGCCAAGCTGCGCCAGCACCGGGAAGTGATGATTATGATGCGCCTGGGCTTTTACGCTTCGCGCATTTTCGATGATGCGCGCCGGGCGCTGGCCGCTCAAACCTTCGGGGTGACGGCGTGATGGCCGATCCTATTGACGACGCCATTGCCAATGCGCAAAAGCAGGCGTTTCAGGCTGTTCCGTCTGGCGGTGGTACGGTGGTGCCGATTCGTTCCGCCTTGTCGCAGATTCCTGCCGGGCCGGTGTGTGTCAGTGTTGAGGAATTTCTGGCCGATACAGAGTCACCGGCATGGGTCATCCACGGCCTGCTGCAGTCCGGTATGGTCTTTGCCTTGACCGCGCCAACCAACCACGGCAAGACTGCCGTGTCGCTTGTGGCGGCTCTTTGTGTGGCCTCTGGCAAGCCGTTTGCCTGCCGCCCTGTAATTCAGGGTGGCGTGTTGATTTTGTGCGGGGAGAATCAGGACGGCTTCCGCCTGCGCATGCTGGCGACGATGGAGTCGCTGGGGATCACCATGGCGGACATCAAAGGGCGCATGTGGGTGCTGCCACAGTCCAACGGCCTGGCCTACCTGCTCGAACAAATCAAAAAAGACGCCGGGAAGATGGGGAATCTATCCATGGTGCTGGTCGATACATCGGTGAGCTTCTTCACTGGCGACAACGAAAACGACAACACGCAAGCCTACAACCACGCCCGCGACCTGCGGGAACTGGCAGAACTGCCGGGCAAGCCTGCTGTGTTGGTCAATTGCCACCCGGCCGCTGGCGCTGGCAAGGACATGACGCGGGAAAGCTGTGTTCCGCGTGGCGGCGGCGCCTTCCTGAACGAAATCGACACCAATCTATCGGTCTGGAGCGAGGGCGAAACCGCCGAATTGCACTGGACGAGAAAGAAGCGAGGCCCCGATTTCACGCCAATCCTGTTCGAGTACAAAGGCAAAACGATGCGTTATCAGGATCAGGACGTTCCGACCATCGTCGCTGTGCATATCGACGAAGATCGCGAGAAAGAAATGCGCATTAAGCGCAAGGAAGCTGAGAGTCGCCTGATTTACGCAATGAACGCCAACCCGAACGGAACAATCCGTGAATGGGCGCGTGAATCGGGCTTCCTGATTCGCTCAGGGCGCAACCAGGGCGACCCGCACACGAGCTTTACCGTGCGCGCCCTGGAGCGTTTGAAGCACTACAAGCTGGCCGAACGCTCACCGCGTGACGGCTGGGTGTTAACAGCAGCAGGAAAGAAGGAGGCGGAAAGCATTCGGTAATTCTGCGACAACTACGGAACGTGAGCCAACAGTAAACCGGTTATCCGTGACACCTGGCGGCATTGGGAGTTAATCCGCATAAAAAGCAATAAAAGCGAAGCGGCGGCCTGAACAAGTGAATGATAGAGCAGCAATTACAGTTTGATGATGTTTGATTTATCGGGGTTGCGGTTTGAGCCGATCTTGTTCCAGCACTGGAACAGCGGAACGGAACATGCCGGAACAAAGCGGAACAAGAACGGCGGAAAGGCTTTAACCATGCGGCTTTCACTTGTTTTTAACACGGAACAGAAGCGGAACAGCTTCCGGGGGATTCTCACCCCCACCCACCCCCCCCTAAAGGGGGGTGGTGTGTGGGGTGAGAGAAGCCATCCCCCGGTGCTGACCTTCGGCGGTGTCTGTGGTTCGGTATGGCTAAAGGGCTGAGGGAAGAAATGCCAGAGACCGCAGCCTTCATCGATGCCTGCCGTGACGTCTTCGGTGCTGACGAAATCAACGCCAGCATCAAGGCCGGACTGCAGGGCAAGCCGACATTTTACGCCAGTGAGAATGGGCAAACGGTGGGCACGCCAGCCATTGTGCCTCGTTTCTCGATCAGCGCTGCTGACATTGATCTGCCGGTAATTCGCTGCGATGGCTGCGCCTGGCTGCTGATCAAGCCAGTCTCGCCAGATGGCAAGCGAGAAGTGCGCTACTGCCGCAAGTTCAAAACGATTGCCGAGCGCAAATGCGCTGATTGGAGTGCGCGATGATTCAGGTCAAAATCGACACGAAAATGTTTGCTGCATCCCTGAAAAACAAAGAAGGGCAGATGCGCTATGCGGCAAGCCGGGCGCTTAACGCAATCAGCAAATCATTAGCAAAACATGAGAATGATCAGATCAAGTCTCTATTTCATAAACCAGTGCCACGCACAGAAAATGCCACAAAGGTTTTCAAGTTCTCAAGGAAGGATGATCTACAGACAACGGTCGGCCTGGATGATGGCGGTGGCGGCAATCGAATGAACACAAAGGGCTGGAAAGGTACGACCTTCCCAGCCAAGTATCTGGCCGCACAAATCGCTGGTGGCGCAAGGGCACCAAAGCGATTTGAGAAAGCGCTGATCGCTGCACGGGTTATGCCAGAAGGAATGTCGGCCGTATTCGCCAAGCGCAGTAATGCGCTCAACGAATACGGAAACCTTCCAGCCTCGAAGATTGTACAAATACTTTCATATTTCCAAGCCTTCCCTGAACAGGGGTATCGAATGAATATGAAGGATAGGGCAAAGCAAAACCTGATGAAAGGTAAGCGCAAAGGTATGGCGCACGGCATGTCCTACTTTCGTGGTGGCAGAAACACGGGTGTACCAGATGGCATCTGGGAACGCCACTATCCGAACGGCACCGCAGGCAAGTCATTCATCCGCCCGATCCTGATCTATGTCAAAAGCGTCAGCTATCGCGCAAGATTTCCATTTGTTGATATTGCCAAAAGGTTTGTTGCCGACAACGCCCAGCGTGAGTTTGATGCTGCCTTAAAGAAAGCCCTTGCTACAGCAAGATGAGAGCAATTAAATGAAAAATGTCCTTTATATTCAAGGTACTTCCAGAGGTTTACGGGTACGGGTGATTAGAGCCCCGATAAAACGGTAGATATGAGATTTTGCTAAGGGGGTTGTTAGGTGTTTGATTTATCAGCAAATGTTACGCAAAAGCGATTCGGCGAACTGATTGGTGTAAGCCAGCAGGCCGTCGGCGATCTGCTTTCACGTGGCGTTATTGCCGATGGCGCTGCTGTTGGTGACTGGCTGATTGATTATTGCCGGCACCTGCGTGAACAGGCGGCGGGTCGTGCCGCTGCCGGTGATCTTGACCTGGCTGCCGAGCGTGCCGCATTGGCTAAGGCGCAGCGCGAAAAGATTGAAATGCAAAATGCCGTAACGCGCAACGAACTGGCGCCGGTTATTTTGCTTGAGCAGGTGCTGGCTGGCGCTGCCTCAAAGATCGCCGGGATTCTTGATGCTATACCTGGAATGATTCGACGGCGGGTGCCACAACTTAACGCTGACGACATCTTGCTGATTGCTGGCGAAGTGGCGAAGGCGCGGAATACCATCGCGGGGCTGTCGATTAAAGACATCGAAGAAGAAGTGCAGGCCGAAGAAGAAACGGCGGTATCAGATGCTTGACACTGCCATACTCAAGCATCTGACGCGCGGACTCGCCGCTTTCGGCGTACCGGAGCCGATGACGCTTGATGAGTGGTCGCGGGAGCATTTTTACTTGTCGGCAGAATCCAGCTATGTCGAACAGCACTGGGCGCCGTGGTGGTTTCAGTCAGCGATTATGGCCTGTATCAGCAATGACGACATCCGCGAGGTCATCTGGCGCAAGTCGGCGCGTGTTGGCTACACCAAGATCATCCTGGCGTCTATCTGCTATCACGCCGAACACAAGCGCCGCAATCAAGCGCTGTGGCAGCCGACCGACGATGACCGTGATGAATTCGTCAAGGCAGAACTTGAGCCAGCACTGCGCGATGTTGCCGTGATGCAGCACGTTTTTCCGGCCTTCCTGCGCCGTGACAAGGACAACACCCTGCAGGCCAAGAAGTTTCTTGGCTCTCTGTTGCACTTGAAAGGCGGGAAAGCAGCTAAAAACTACCGGCGCATATCAATCGACACCGGCTATCTGGACGAATATGACGCGTTCGACAGCAACATTGAAAAAGAAGGCGACCCCGGCACGCTGGCGGCCAAACGCATCGAAGGCGCAACCTTCCCGAAACTAGTCATTGGCAGTACGCCAAAGCTCAAGGGCTTCTCCAACATCGAAAAGCGTGAACGTGACGCCGATCTATTCCTGACGCCGCACATCCCCTGCCCGGAATGTGGCGAATTTCATGCCCTAACCTGGGGCGGAAAAGAAGAGCCGCACGGCTTCAAGTGGGTTGATGACAACCCGGAAACAGTCGGGCATCTTTGCCCGCACTGTGGCGCGCTGATCAATCAGGCGCAGTATTTGGCCGTTGCCAACCCTGAAACCTGCCACTACCAGGCCGAAACCGGCGAAACCTGCGACCGGCGAGGTGTCTTTCGTGACGCCGCTGGCCAGATCATCCGCCCGCCCGAGCGCGTCGCCTTCCATACCTGGAGCGCCTACAGCCCGAACGTCTCCTGGGTATCGATCGTGCGCGACTTCATTGCCGCCAAGCGCGAAGCCGGCGAAGGCAAAAAGGAAAAGCTGCAAGCCTTTGTCAATACTACCCTCGGCGAATACTGGGCGGAAGAATTCGAGAAAACCGACGAAAACGAACTGCGCGCCCGTGCCGAGCCTTTCCCGCTTGGCCGCGTGCCGATGGGCTGCCTGCTGCTGCTCGCATCAATTGACACGCAGCCGAACAGGCTTGAATGCGCGGTTTGGGGCTATGGCCGCGGCTGCGAAATGTGGACGATTGATCACCGCATTTTCTGGGGAAATCCGAACGAAGACGAAATCTGGGATGATCTTGACGAATACCTTTTCGAGACTGAATTCCAGCACGCCAGCGGTCGCCGTCTGCGCATTCAGGGCGCAGCCATCGATACCGGCGGACATAACACGCACGCCGTCTATCACTGGGCGGCCAAGCACAGCCGGCGCAAGGTTTTTGCCATCAAAGGCCGCAGCGGCCGCGAAAAGACCATCAAGGATGGCGCCAGCAAGGTCGATATTGACTGGCGCGGCCGGCTACGTAAAAACGGCCTGGTTCTGTGGCATGTCGGCACCAATCACGCCAAAGACCTGATTCATGGCCAGTTGCAAAATACACGGCCGGGGCCAGGATATATACATTTCAGCCAAGAATTGCCAGACGAGTGGTTCAGACAATTTGTCGGCGAAGCGCGCACAACGCGCCGGACGATGCGCGGCGAAGAGTCTGCATGGACGCCAACCCGCAAGCGGATTGAAACCTGGGATTGCGCTGTTTACAACATCTGGCTGGCGGAATACTTCGAGCTTGGCCGTAAGGGTGTCAGATTCTGGGATGAGTTGGAAGAAAAAATACAGCCGGCGGTTGCTGATCTGTTCGAGCAAATTGAGCATATTCCGGCCGCGCAAGTTGTTGGCGGCGGAATCAACCTCTCAAACTGGAGCCGAGGCTGATGCAAGTCGATCTGGTGCGCGAACTGATTACGCGGCTGGTCGATGCGGCGCAGCGGGAAGGGACGCTGACCGAGGCAATTGCGCTGCAGGTTGAGGCATCATTTAGGCAGCAATACCACGGCGCGCGCTGCGAAATCAGCATGCGGCCGCGCCACCGAAGTGTTGAGAAGAAAGAAGTTGTTGTGCGGGAATATCTCGACGGCGAGCCGGTCGAGCGCATCACCAAGCGGCACGGTGTCAGCCGGGCGACGCTGTATCGGTATTTGAAAAAATGATTTTCGTCTCATTTCCACGTAAAACTGAGACACCAAATTGTGGAAGATGAGCGCATCAAACAGGAGCGCTCATGGCTGGAATCACCCTTGCACAAGCTGAAGCCCGTCTTTCCGAATATCTGGCCGCTGAGGTCAAGGTGCTGGCAGGGCAGGCCGTCACTATCGACGGCACCACGCTGACCCGCGCCAATCTGGAAATGATCCAGCGCGGCATCACGATCTGGGATTCGCGCGTCAAGTCGCTCTCGGCGTCTTCATCGCGTGGCCGCGCCGTCACCGTGAGTCCGGCCTGGTAATGAAAGCGCCAGCCCCCAACATCCTCGACCGCGCTATTGGCGCGATTTCGCCCAAGTGGGCGATGCGCCGCATGCAAGGCCGGATCGCCATGGCCGTGGCCGGCGGTTATTTCGGCGGCAGCAGTGGCGGCCGTGCAGGTTTGCGTAACTGGAACCCCGGCGTTTCCGATGCGTCCGGCGATATTTCGCCCGATCTGGTCGATCTGCGCGGGTACAGCCGCGATCTGGCGCGCCGCTCTCCATTGGCTGGCGGCGCCATCAATACGGTGGTCACCAATGTCATCGGCACCGGTCTCTCGCTGGAGCCGACGCCGGATGCTGACTTTCTCGGCATGACCGAAGAAGAAACCGCCGACTGGCAGGATCATGTTTTGCGCGAATGGCGGCTGTGGGCGGAAACTCACCGCTGCGACGCCACCAGCACGCAGAATCTCTACGGCCTGCAATCGCTGGCCTTTCGGTCGGCGCTGGAGTCCGGCGACGTGTTTGCCATCACGCCCAGCGTGGCGCGACCGGATTCACCCTATCGCCTCGCCATTCAGTTGATTGAGGCGGATCGCATCTGCAATCCAGACTACAGCGCCAACACAGACAGGATCACTGACGGCATCGAAACCACAACCGAGGGCGCGCCGCTGGCCTGCTATATTGCTCGCCGCCATCCGGGCGCGATGTATGCCCGCAGCGGCCAAGCCTGGGATCGCGTGCCGTTCTTTGGCGCTGCCACTGGCCGGCGCAACGTCATCCATCTGTTTGACCGTCGCCGGCCTGGGCAGGTGCGCGGTGTGCCATATCTGGCCGCCGTCATCGAACCGTTGAAGCAATTGACGCGCTATTCAGAAGCGGAAATTTCCGCCGCCGTGCTGTCGGCGGCCTTCGCCGTCTTCGTCAAAATGGATGCCGAGTCGTTCGAGTCGCTCTTTTCCAGCGATGGATCACGTGACGCCTACCTCAAGGGCGCCATGAAATGGGATGGCAGCATCGGCACGGCCGCGCTTGATTCTCCCGGCAAGGCGGTCAATCTGCTGCCCGGTGAAGACATCATCACGCCCGACCTGAAGCGCCCGAATACGGCCTTCGACCCCTTCGTGCAGGCCGTGTTGCGTCAGATCGGCGTTGGTCTGGAACTGCCTTTTGAAGTGCTGGTCAAGCACTTCACCGCCAGCTACTCTGCGGCCCGCGCTGCATTGCTCGATGCCTGGCGCTTTTTCCGTGGCCGCCGTGACTGGATGGCCACCAACTTCTGTCAGCCGATCTATGAATTGTGGCTGGAAGAAGCCGTCGCCACCGGCCGCATTGCCGCGCCCGGCTTCTTTACCGATCCCGTGGTGCGTGCCGCCTGGTGCGCTGCCGTGTGGACAGGCGACGGCCCTGGCAGCATCGATCCGCTCAAGGAAGTGGATGCCGCCAAAGAGCGCATTGCGCTCGGTATTTCCACCATTGCGGCGGAATCGATCCTGCATGACGGCGTGAGCTGGAAGACCAAGCACCGCCAGCGCGTGCGCGAAACCGCTGCCCGCCGTGCAGACGGGCTTGAACAAGAGCAAGTCTCGCCAGTGCAGCGCGTCTATCCATCGGATGGGGCGCAGCCGTGATCTCGTCTCATTTCCACGTAAAACTGAGACAGCGAACTGTGGAAGATAGTCGCTCATGAAAATACTCAACATCCTGAACAGCCCATGGGCTATCCAGCCGCAAAAGCTGATCGATCTGCAGGCGATCTATGCCACGCATCTGCGCGGCGAAAAGATCGACATTGCCAGCGTCGAAGCCCGCATCGGCAAAACGCTGGCCAACGAGCAGAAAGGCTACACCGTGCAGGATGGCGTTGCCGTGCTGCCGGTTTCTGGCGTTCTGGCCAAGAAAATGAACATGTTCACGCAGATTTCCGGGGGTACTTCCATGGAAATCGCCGCGCGTGATCTCAAGTCTGCGGCCGTCGACACCTCCGTCAAATCCATCCTCCTTTTGATTGACTCCCCCGGTGGAACAGTCGACGGCACGCAAGCTATGGCCGCCGCCGTGCGGCAGGCGGCTGCACAAAAGCCCGTTGTGGCGCTGGCCGATGGCGTCATGGCATCGGCGGCATACTGGATCGGCTCGGCGGCGCACGAAGTTATCGCCAGTTCGGACACCACGCAGGTCGGCTCCATTGGCGTCGTGGCCGCGCATCGCGACGTTTCCGGGTCTGAGGCCAAAGAAGGCATCAAGACCACGGAAATCACCGCCGGCAAATATAAACGCATTGCTTCGAGCTATGCGCCGCTGACCGACGAAGGTCGCGCCGAAATTCAGGGGCAGGTTGATGCCCTTTATTCCATTTTTGTCGATGCCGTGGCCGAAAACCGCGGCGTCGATGCTGAAAAGGTTTTGTCCGACATGGCCGATGGTCGCGTATTCCTTGCCCGTGACGCGATGCGCGCCGGGCTGGTGGATCGCATCGCCGGACTGGATGAAACGCTTGCCCGCATGCAGTCGGGCGAGTGGCCGCAAAAACGCCAGGCGGCGCTGCCGCCAGGAATCACTGCCTCGGCTTCCGAGGCGTCCGCAACCGATCCAAAGAAAGGAAAGACGATGGATCTGAAAACCCTCCGGGAAGAACATCCCGAAATCGCCCAAGCGCTTGTCGCCGAAGGCGAGGCGCAGGGCAAACTCGCTGGCGCCGAAGCCGAACGCCAGCGCATCCGTGACGTTGAGGCGCAAGCCCTGGCCGGTCACGAAGCCCTGATCAATACCCTGAAATTCGACGGCAAGACTACCGGCGCTGAAGCGGCGATTCAAGTCCTGAATGCCGAGCGCGCCACGCGCGCCAAGCGTGCCGATGCTCTGGCCGCCGATGCGCCCGCCGCGCTGCCACATGCCGCCGCGCCCGAAGACAAACCGGCCGCCGCCGATCTGCCCTTCGATGAGCGCATCAAGGCCGAATGGGACAAGGACGCCGGCCTGCGCGCCGAATTCTCCGGCAATTTCGAGACCTACAAAGCCTTTGCCACTGCACAGGCCGCCGGTCAAGTGAAGATTCTCAGCAAATAAGGACTGAATCATGACTACTCTTGCAGCCAACAAGCCGCGCGCCTATGAACTTGGCGAGCGCAATCACTTCCCCGTCATCGCCAAAGACATTATTTACGAGGGCGCTGCGGTCGGTATCGTTCCTGGTACGGGTCATGCCCAGCCGCTGACCGCCACCGACAAGTTCGGCGGCTTCGCCGTCGCCAAGGCGGATAACAGCGGTGGCGCTGCCGCCGCCATCAATGTCGAAGTCGTCAAGAAAGGCGAGATTCAACTGGCCGTTACTGGCGCTGTCATTACCGACATTGGCCAGCCGGTCTATGCCACCGATGACGACACATTTGTTATGTCGCCTGTTGGCGGTGTGTTTATCGGCTTCGTCAAGCGCTATGTCACGACCGCCACCGTAATTGTGGAATTCAACGCCGGCGTGCTGCTCGATCCGTGGGCAGCCTTCAGCGTGCGCGAAGCCATCGACGACAACAAAACACTGGACATTCAAGACAACGGCAAGTTGTTCTGGGTGACGAAGGACGCCAAGACGATCACATTGCCCGCTGTGGCAACGCCGGTCAATTGCGTCATCGCCAACGGTGGCGCCTTTGGCACCGTCCTGGTGACGATTGCGCCGCAGGCCAGCGACAAGATTCAAGGGCCGGATTTGCCCGGCACCGACAATACCGCTTTGCTCAACACCAAGGCCACTGCCAAGCGCGGCGATTTCGTCAAGCTGGCAACTGGCGACGCCAATGGGGGCCTGGTGATCGAACTGCGCGGCACCTGGGCATCCGCCTAATCACTGACGACACGAAAGGATAAATCATGGATCAGTCAGCACTCTCCAGCCGTGCCGTCATCGGCATGTATTACGAAGCCCTTGCCGCCCAGAACGGCATTGGCTGGATCGACGCGGTGTCGAATTATTTCGGTTCCGATCAGGCGTCCGAAACCTATCCGTGGCTCGGCATGCCGCCGGCGCTGCGTGAATGGCTCGGTGGCCGCAATGCCAAGGGTTTTTCGACCAACGCTGTCGAAATCAAGAACAAGCATTTCGAAGCCACCATCGAAATCGCGCTCAAGGATTTGCGCCGCGACAAGACAGGCCAGATCAAGGCGCGCCTGGCTGAATTTGCCCAGCGCGGCCAGTCGCATTTCGCCAGCTTGTTGTCGACGCTGATTGTTAATGGCCCGTCAGCAGTGTGTTACGACGGCCAGTATTTCTTCGACACCGACCACAGCGAGGGCGCCAGCGGCACGCTCGACAACGACATCACCACGGACATTTCCGCCTTGCCCGTTTCCGTGCATGGCACGGTGACCGCGCCATCGAAGGAAGAAATGCTGCAGGCGATTACCGCGTCGATCAGCCAGTTCTTCACCTTCAAGGATGATCAGGGCGAACCTATAAATGAGGATGCCAAGTCTTTCCTGGTTATGGTGCCGGTCGGCCTGGCGCCTGCAGCCCGTTCGGCGCTCTCCGGCCTGAACGACATTGGCGCCGGCATGTTCACGCTCGATGGCTTCAACGTCAATCTGGTGGTGAATCCGCGCTTGACCTCCGGCGGCTGGACGGATGAATTCGTCACCTTCCGCACCGACGGCAGCATCAAGCCGCTCATCCGCCAGGAAGAGACCGCTCCGACCATCAAGATGAAGGATGAAACTTCCGAGTACGCCTTCGACAACGACGCCATCCAGATCGGTGTCGATACCTGGCGCAACGTTGGCTATGGTCGCTGGCAGGGCGCCGTCCTCAATACGTTGGTCTGATCGCCATGATCCGGCACATCATAAGCCAGACGACGGACTTTGCCGCCGGAACGCGCCTGCAGCTTTCCGAAGCGCAGGCGCGCTGCCGCCGTCATGCCCTGCAGTCGGCAGGCGACGGCATCTATGTCGCCACTGCTATGGTTCAGTTCAAGTCCGGCGAAGAAATCGGCCTTGAAGGCGAGCCGACCAAGGCACAGGCGGAAGCCGTTGTCGCCAAGGACGCGCCCGTCAAGCCGGCGCGCAAGACCAAGGGGTAAACCATGACCTTCGACGCCACCGATCTATCCGCAATTTTTGGGGATGACATGCCGGGCTATGCCCTGGCATCGATTGGTGCGTCGAGCGTTCCCGGCCTGTTGATGAATACCTACAGCGAAGGCTTCGGCATCGTCGGTGGCACGCAGCCGGTTTTGCGCTGCGCGTCTGCCGATGTGCCGTCCGTCGTTGAAGGCACCGCCATCACGATCAACGCCGTCGCCTACACAGCGGCGGCCGTTGAGCCTGACGGCACCGGCATCACGCTGATTCGGCTGGAAAAGGCAAGCTGATGACCAATCACCTGCGCCAACAGATCCGCGAGGCGATTGCGACCAAGCTCACCGGCCTGACCACGACCGGCAGCCGCGTCTATCAATCGCGCCTGCATCCGCTCTCGGACAGCAATCTGCCCTGTCTGCTGGTCAATACCGACAGCGAGGAAATCGCCACCTTGACCCTGCAGCCGCATCCGGTCATGGAGCGCAACCTGACGCTGGCCGTGCGCTGCATCGGCAAGGCCGTCGCCAATCTCGACGACACGCTGGACACTATGTTGAAGGAAGTCGAAACCGCGCTGGGAACGGTCACCGACCCGACCTATGGCGGCCTCGTCAAAAGCATGGTGCCGACCAGCATCAATATCGAAATGGATGATGCGCTGGAAAAGCCGGTCGGCATTGCCAGCCTGAATTATCTCGTCACTTATTACACCGCCGACGGTTCGCCGACGGCAAGCGCTTAAAGGAGCGAATCATGGCAACAGCAAAGAAATGGAGCAACGTCGCAGTGGCAATGCAGTCGGCCATCGGCACGGCCCTGACGATCACAGGAATTACCAATGCCAATCCCGGCGTCGCTACCTCAACGGCGCACGGTCTATCCGATGGCGATTATGTTTATCTGGAAATCCAGGGCATGTATCAATTGAATGGGCGTGTCGCGCGTGTAGCAGGCAAAACGACCGACACCTTCCAACTGGAGGGTATTGATACCACGCTGTTCGATACCTTCTCGAGTGGCACGGCCAAAAAGATCACTTACGGCACCAGCATCACCACGGCCACCACGCTTTCTGCCTCCGGTGGAGACTTCGATTTTATCGACACCACCACCATTCACACCAACGCCAAGACGCAAATGCCCGGCCTGGCTTCACCGGCAACCTACCAGTTCGAAAACATCTGGGACGTGTCCGATTCCGGCCTGCTGGCCATGAAGGCTGCCGCAGATGCGCAAGCCATTCGCGCCTTCAAATTCACTTTCGGCACCGGAGGCCAGATCATGGTCTTTGCCGGGTACTGCGGCGCCACCCTGCTGCCAGGCGGTTCGGCGCAGCAATTAGTGACGACCAGCACGGTCATCACCATGTTCGGCTCACCAACCTACTACTCCGCTTAATCATGAGCGCCCTATCCGAAAAAATGCGCAAGGCGCGCGAAATGCGCGTCGAGTGCGGCAAGGGCAAGACGCTCACCGTTTTACGGCCGACCCCGTTGCAATGGGAAGAAATCAGCAAGAGCGGCAGCGTCGTTGCGGGCGTTATTGGCCTGGTCATCGGCTGGAGTGGTTTTGTTGAAATGGATTTCATCCCCGGTGGCGACCCGCATCCTCTGCCGTTTGACCCGGAAGCCTGTGCCGAATGGCTGGCAGACAACCCGGCCATTTTTTCCAGTGTCGCCGATGTCGTCATTGACGGCATGACGAAGTATCTGGAAACGAAAAAGGCCGCTGTAAAAAACTGACCGCCTGGCTGGAGCAGCGCAATCTCCCGGCGCCGCTCCGGTCAGGCAGCCAGCCCACGGCGGATGTCGCTGTGGCAATACAGGCATGGAACGTGATGGGAGGGCTGGATTGGGCAGCATTGCCCTTTGTGGTCGAAATGCTAGGTGTGCGTGACCCGGAAATACTGGTCGCGCAACTGGTGATGATACGAGACGAACAACAGGACGCAGAATAAATGGCCACAGTCGATAAAATTGCCGTCGAACTCGTTGCCAAAATGGACGGGCTGCAGCGCGATTTTGCCAAGGCCGGCAACATGGCGGAAAGCGCTGGCGCCCGCATGCGCAAATCCTTTGCTGGCGTCAATTCCGCATTGGTCGGTCTGGGCGCCACTCTGGCCGCTGGCTTCTCGGTGCGCTGGCTGGGCGGTCTGGCAATGGATTCCCTTCGCGCCACCGCCAATCTCAAGGGGCTCTCAGAAGAAACCGGCGTTGCCGCTGCCACGCTGGCCAAAATGGATATTGCCGCGCAGATTTCCGGCGTCGGCATTGATACCGTTGCCCAATCAATGAACCGGCTGGCCAAAGGCATGTCCACGGTCGACAAGGATTCAAAAGGAATACCGCAGGCATTGAACGCCATCGGCGTCGATTTTGGCAAATTCAAGAATCTCGACCCCGATAAGCAGATGCAGGAAATCGCCAAAGCCTTTGACGGCTTTCAGGATGGTGCCGGCAAATCTGCGGTGGCCATGGCGCTTTTTGGCAAGGAAGGCGCCGCGCTCATCCCGTTTTTTAAAGACCTGATCGAGAATCAGGATCTGGCGGCCGGGCGCACCCAGGAAATGATCGAAGCGGCGGATGGCTTCGACAAATCATTGAAGCGCCTGTCGATTGTCGGCAATGACCTGATGGCCTCAACCCTTGGCCCCATGGTGCCGGCGATGAACGACCTGGCCAAGGCTTTGGTGGCCGTGGCGACGGAAACGGATGGCACAGCCGACAGCGCCAATGCCTTGGGCAGATCGGGCGGATTTGCAGAATTTGCCAAGAGCGCAGTTAATGCGCTGGCCAATGTCATGAATGCAATACAAGTCACCGGGCGCGGCATCAAGACATTGGCTACCGGCGCAGCGTTTAGCGTTGATACCGTCTCAACATTTTTTAAGCGTGGTGTTTTGGGCGGTTTTGCAGTTGACGCCGCAATGGGCAATCTGGGCAAGGTTTATGGCGCAAAAACGGAAGCGGTAAAAGATCATGTCAAGGAAATATACGGCGAGGTTTTGGCCGGCGACAAGATGCTGGCCGAATTCAACGCGCGCCAGAACACCGTGCAGGCCGTTGAACGAAAAAACAAAGACAAGGGAAAAATCAATTTCAATACCGAGGACGGTAAAAAGCCCGGTGGCAGCAAGGCAGCAACCAAGAGCGAAGACGCCGACTATGATCGCATCGTCAAATCCCTGCGCGAAAAGATCGCTGTTCAAAACGAGGAACTGACCAGCACGGAAAAGCTGACCGACGCGGCCAAGGAATACGCCAAATTCCAGCAACAGGTTGCTGACAAATCCATCACCCTGTCGCCGGAACAACTCAAGCAAGCCGAGGCGCTGTTTGCTCAAATGATTGATGGCGCGGAAAAGCTCAAGCAAAAAGCCCAGCAAAAGGTATTTGAGGCCGCCAGCGTCAGCCTGCAGGAAATTAGCGCCGCCTTTGTCCGCGATAACGCCAAAGCGCGCGAAGCGCTGGAAATCATGCCGCAGTCACAGCGCAACCTGAACAACTCCATGCGCAGCATCGATGACAAGGGGCGTGCCGAACGCGAGCGACTGGCTGATCTGGAATTGAGGGGAAATATCAGCAAAGAGCAGCGCATTGAACTTGAAAAGAAGTTGACTGATGTTTTGGCGGAGCAGCGCGTAGAAATCGCAGCGCTGTCAGAAACGCAAGACAAGCTCAACGCCTCGTTTGAATACGGCACCGAGAAAGCACTGCAGTCCTACATTGACGAAGTGGCCAACGTTGCCGCCAGTGCCGAGTCGCTGATGAAATCAGCATTCAAGGGCATGGAAGATGCACTGGTCGAATTTGTCAGCACCGGCAAGCGCGATTTCAAGTCGTTGGTGAACTCCATCATCGCTGACATGGCGCGCATCACCATCCGGCAGAATATCACCGGGCCTTTAGCGCAATGGATGCAGGGCACTTCGTCCGGCGGATCGTCCGGCGGTGGCTTGGGCGGCATCTTTGGCTTTGTCTCCAGTCTGTTCGGTGGCGGTGGCGGTAGTTCGCCGCGCTGGGATCTGAATGCGCTGGGCGGCGTCTATGCCTCGCCCAGCCTCTCGGCATTCTCCGGCAGCATCGTCAGCCGTCCGACCGCCTTTGCTTTCGCCAATGGTGCCGGGCTGATGGGCGAGGCCGGCCCCGAGGCCATCCTGCCCTTGAAGCGCGGTAGCAATGGCAAGCTCGGCGTGCAATCCGGTGGCGGCCGTGCCGTCAATATCACGGTCAACGTCAGCGGCAATAGCAGCGCGCCCGATGTGCGCCGTGCGGCAGGGCAGGGCGCCCGCGAAGCCCTGGCGGCCTTCAATGGTGCCGGGAGGTACGCATGACCGCCCCCTTTCTCGAAGAGCGCCTGACCCACGCCGTGCGCTATGGCTCCAGCTGGGGCGACGAATTTCAGGTTGAAATCACCCAGACCGCTGGCGGGCAGGAGTATCGCCGCCTGGTGCATCCGATCCCCAAGCGCTATTTCAACATTGCCTATGTGATGGAAACCGACGCTTTCGGCGCTCAGGTGCTTGACATTTACCAGCGCGCACACGGCATGTACGCCGGATTCCGGGTGCGTGCCGAGGATGATTACAAGACCAACGCGGCTGCCGTCACCGCTTTTGACCAAGACCTTGATGTGGTCACTGCCGCCAGCGTCTATCAGTTGGTCAAGCATTACGGCATCGGCACGCCGCTGTCGATTGGCCGGCCGGTGCGCACCATCTTCAAGCCGGTCGCCGGCACGGTCAAGGTGGGCGTCGGCGCGCTTGAGCTTAACGCGGCCATGTGGACGGTTGATACCACTACCGGACTGGTCACGCTGGCCGCAAACAAAACCCGCGCCATTACCGGCATTGCCAAAGCCTCGCAGTCCATCGTCACCGTTGGCACGCACACGTTCACGACCAATGATTGCGTCTATGTCAAGGACGTGGCTGGGATGACGCAGATCAATAACCAGCGCTTTCAGATTGTCAGCGTTGGCGCAAATGACATCACGCTCAATGTCAATTCGACCACATTCGGCACCTACACCAGCGGCGGAACAGTCAGCACGGCGCCGCAGACCGGCGAAGTGGTCAAGGGCGGCTGTGAGTTTGACATCCCCTGCCGCTTCAATTCCCGCCTGCAGATCGAATACGCCGACAAGGGCGCCCGCGCCGCGCAAAACATCGAGCTGGTGGAGCTGATCACCCTATGAAAACTACCGTCGCTCCCTACGCCACCCGCGTCCTGTGCCTGCGCATCGTGCCGAAATCCGGCGCGAATATCCAGCTGACGCACTATCCGCGCAATCTCACCATGAGCAATGGCGAGGTCTATCAGACCGGTTCAGGCTACGACTTCACCGGCTATACCGCAAGCGCTGGCTTCTCGCCATCGATGGTTGATTTAGAGGGTATCGCAGGTATCGCCGGAATCACCCGCGATCAACTGGCCTCCGGCCTTTACGACAACGCCCGCGCCTACCTGTTCGCGACATCATGGGCGGCGCCGGTCGAAGATCAGGAGCCGATTACCGCTTCCATCCTCGGCAAGACCACGCTTCTGGATGAGCGCTACCGGATCGAGGACATGGGCTTAATCGATGCCCTCAATCAATCGGTCGGCATGACTTATCAGCCGGGCTGCCCAAAGACCTTCGGCGGTCAGGAATTCGCCGGCTGCAAGGTCAATCTGGCCGCGCTGACGGTGACCGGAACGCTAACGCACAAGACCAGCAACCTGATCGTGCGCGATTCTGCCCGCACCGAGGCACTGGATTATTTCGCTGCCGGCACCATCGAAATCACCAGCGGCGACAACGCCGGTTTGCGGCCAAAAGAAATCAAGGCCTATTCCGCCGATGGAACCATCGAGATTTACGAGCCATTCCACTACCCGCTGGCTGTTGGCGATACCTACACCCTGATTCCAGGCTGCCGCAAGCGCCTGGAAGATTGCCGGGACAAATGGAACAACGTGGTTAATTTCGGCGGCTTTTCCTTCGTGCCGACATCCTCAACTTATGGGCAGATTGGCAACAAATGACACCACATCAAGCCGCCATCATCGCCGCTGCTCGGGAATGCCTGGAGACGCCATTCCGCCATCAAGGAAGGATCGTTGGCCGCGCGCTCGATTGTGTCGGGCTGGGCTGCCACATTCTCGCCCGCTTGCAGTTGCCCTACATCGATCAGCAGGGCTACCCGCGCCTGCCGTTCAAGGGGCAATTGGAATCCGCCATCGCAGGCCAGCCGCATCTGATCGAAGTCGAAGATGGCGAACAGCCGGGAGACATCTTCCTGATGAGATTCGGAAGAGAGCCACAGCACATCGCCATCCTGACCGACCGTGGCACGATCATTCATAGCTGGGAACAAGCCGGCAAATGCTGCGAACACGACATTACACCCGAGTGGCGTAAGCGCATCGTCAAGACCTACCGAATTCTGGAGCGGGTGCTGTGAGCAGCGTCGGGCAAGCCGTTGGCGGCATTATTGGTGCAGTCGTCGGCTTTATCACAGGAGGACCCGCTGGCGCATGGGCTGGCGCAATGCGCGGATTTTCAATTGGCGCAACCATCGGCGGTATGCTCGACCCGCCGAAAGGCCCCAATCAAACCGGCCCACGCCTCACCGATTTATCCACGCAAACAAGCACTTACGGCACAGCTATTCCCCGCGTCTACGGCACCATTGCCACGATGGGCAATATTTTTTGGCTGCAGGGCGACAAGCTGACCGAAGTGGCAACGGTGAGCAAGCAAAAAAGCGGCGGGAAAGGCGGCGGCGGAAAATCGACAGTGACCACCTACAGCTATTACGCCACTTTTGCTGTCGGGCTTTGCCAGGGGCCAATTGCCGGCGTGCGCCGGATCTGGATCGGTGCAAACCTGATTTATGACGCCGGCAGCGACGATCTTTATTCCATACTCGCCAGCAACGCGGCAGCATCCGGCTTCAAAATCTACGCCGGCAGCGAAACCCAAACCGCCGACCCGCGCATGCAGGCAGACAAAGGCGTTGCCAATGTACCGGCCTATCGCGGGCTGGCGTACATCGTCTTTTATGACTTTGCCCTCAAGGACTACGGAAATTCACTGCTCGGTGCGCAGGTCAAAGTCGAGGTGGTCAAAAAGCTTACCGCTGATACATTTTCATTGAAAATCAATGTGCCGGATACCGGCGTCACATTTGCCCGATCTGGCGCTATTGGTGCAGGCATTCCCTATATCAAATCTACGGACGGTGTCGTAATTGTCGGCGTTTGTGACTCAACGGCGGAATATGTTTTTTCGCTCGCTGGCGATTTAATCACCAAGCGCGTCGCCAGCCAGCCACCAATAAAGACAAGCTCTAATCCATATACCTGCGTCGGCAGAATATCGACAGGATACGTCGAGGTCATAGCAGGCGCCGTGCCAGGCCAAACGCTGGCCGCACTCAAAACTGACGCAACGGGCAGAATTGATTCCAATTTACCCGCTGGCCGTCCGCTGCTATGTACTGCGCTTGCCAATGACGGGCAGAGCATTTTTGTGCTTTCTGGAAATGTCGGCGGCAATCCGGCAGCAGAGAATACAGATTGCGTGTGGACGATTATTGATGTTTTTGGCGCCGCACATAGAAGTGGCACAGCCAGCGGCGGATTTAGTAATCAAATGGGCTTTTGCAGAGGTAGCGCATCGTTTTTTAACGTCTGTTTTGATCAAGATTCGAATACGGTGGTCACAATTCAGGGCGCAACCAGTAGGCTCATGACGTTTCATAGCATCAATGATGCCGGCGTATTCAGTCAAACGCATTCAGTGGGACCAATTCTAAACTACGCCAGTTTTCCATATCCATCGGTATATTTTTCTGACGGCATTGCTTTTTGCGTTTCGCATTCCGCTTTCGGCGCTGTTTACATCGGCGCGATCACAGAAGGGACAACAACGCTGGCAGAAATTATTTCGGCGGAATGTGATTTAACAGGCTTGATCGCGCCAGCAGATATTGACGTTACTGCGATCACGCCGAATGTCCGAGGCTATCGTATTGCCGAAACCGGAGCCATCCGGGCGGCGCTTGAGCCGCTGCAGGGGGCGTTCCCGTTTGACGTTGTGCAGCATGGCTATAAGGTCACATTTCTGCCGCGCGGCGGTGTATCGGTCAAGACCATCGACGAGGCTATGCTTGACGCCAGAGCGGCAGGCGCAGCGCCTGGCGTCGCTCTGACCACCAGCCGGGAAATGGATTCACAGTTACCGCGCCGCGTCAGCATCAAGTATTTCGACGTCACCCGCGAATACGATATTTCCGAACAGTACGCCGAGAGGCTGAATACGGACGCGGTAAACGTGCTCGACTCAACACTGCCGATTGTCCTGACCGCTACCGAAGCGGCAGGCGTGGCGGAAAAGCTGCTCTATCTTTATTGGCTGGAGCGGTACAACCTTAATTTCACGCTGCCGCCAGAATATCTTGACCTTGAGCCAGGCGATGTTATTACGCTGACGGGCGATTTCGGAAGCTACGAGATTCGGCTAACGGAAATCAACTACACCAGCGGCGGATGGCTGGAATGCAAAGGCCGGCTGAATAATTCCGCCGTATATACCGCTGCGGCGATTGGAGAAGAAGGCTCCAGCGTTGGCAAGCCCATCGCGTTCGGTGGCTTGTCCTATTACCAGTTGCTCGACATCCCATGCCTGCAGGACATATTCGACGCGCCCGGATTCCCGGCGGCGATGTGCGGTTATACCGAAAGTTGGCCTGGTGGCGTTATTTTCCGCAGTAACGACGGTGGACAGACCTGGACAGACCTGCAGGGTTTTGTCGGCGCGGTGCCGATTGGTTTTTCGGTTGATATTCTAGACGCTGGCAGAACCGATATTATCGACGCCGCTAATACCCTGACCGTCTCACTGCTGGCCGGGGAACTGGTATCCGTAACGCAATCTCAACTCTTCAACGGCGCCAACTATTTTGCCATCGGCGCCCATGGCCGATGGGAGATTGTGGCGGCGCAAAACTGCGTGCTACAGCTGGACGGCAGCTACATTCTCAGCGACTTCCTGCGCGGCCGATTTGGCACCGAATGGGCAATGACCACGCATGCCGTGGGTGATGCCGTGGTTTTACTGACGGATGCTGACATGGCATGGATCGGCATCGATACCGCATCGATCGGACTGGAGCGGCAGTATCGCGGCATCACCAACGGCGCGGCGATTGATACCGATGCCAGCCTGAATTTTACCTATTCAGGTGTAAATCTCGAATGCCTAAGCCCGGTCTATCTCAACGGCTCTCGGCATCCGGCAACAAACGACTGGACGCTGACATGGATTCGTCGCTCACGAATAGACGGCGCACTGCGCAATTACGTCGACGTGGCCTTGGGCGAGACGACAGAATCCTACGAAATTGACATTTACGCAGATGGCACTTACGCCACTGTCAAGCGCACGCTCACCGCCAGCACGGCAACCGTGGCCTATACCAGCGCCCAACAGACAACCGATTTCGACGGCAACCAAACAACGCTCTACGTCAAGGTCTATCAACTTTCTGCCACGGTCGGCAGGGGCTACCCGCTGACCGCAACAATTACGAGGTAAAAATATGGCAAACTCCACTACCAACGTCGATACCGTCATTGCCTCGCAGGCATCAAAAGAAGTCACGATCAACGCGGCTCTGGATGCCGCCAGCCAGGCACTGACCTACGGCAGACGCGCCAGCACATCTTCCGGCCTCACCTGGGGCTACTACGGTGGAAATGTGGTCAAAACAGACGGCACCATGGCGCAGATCGCCAACGGCACGCTGACGCTGACGGCATCAAACACCAATTACATCGTGGCGGCCAAGGCCACCGGCGCCGTGAGTGTTTCCACGGCAAACACCAACTGGCTGAATCAAACCGATTACTGGCGTCTTTATGAGGTCGTGGCCGGCGCGGCGACGGTGACAAGCTACACCGACAGTCGGGATTTCATGCAGCGCCCGGCGGTTTCCAGTAGCGAAACAACAACGACCATCGGAGCTTTGATCAACGGCGCTGACGCCAAAACGACGCCGATTGATGCCGATATGGTCGGCCTCATGGATTCGGCGGCCAGTAATATCCTCAAAAAGCTGACCTGGGCGAACATCAAAGCCACGCTCAAAACATATTTTGACGCGCTCTATCAGGCCGCGTCAGCAACGCTCAGCACATGGGCAGGTATTACGCCGGGAACTGGCGTCGGCACAGCATTATCCGTTGACATCGGATCATCCGGTGCGGTAGTCACCAACGGCGGCGCACTCGGCACGCCATCCTCCGGTACGCTGACCAGCTGCACCGGGCTTCCCGCTGCAGGGGTGGTTGATACCGCTGTCACTCTGACCGCCACGCAGGAACTGACGAATAAGACGCTCAATGCCAGTGTCGCCAAAGGCACGTGGACGGCAAGCGGAACATGGACGCTTCCGGCTTTTACCCTTGGTGGTGCGATTACTGGCAATAACCAGAATATCTCAGGGCTAGGCGCGGTTGCTGCCACGAGCTTTGCAGGCGCACTGAATGGCACAGTCGGCGCGACAACGCCAGCAGCGGGTAAGTTCACAACAATTGATGCCAGCGGCAACGTCACGCTAGGCGATGCGGCGACGGATACGGTGACGGTCAACGGTGTCCTTGGTGTTGGCGGAACGGCGGGCGACATCAATGGGCATTTAAAACTAGCAGGCGCGACGCTTACTGGCGCTGCTACCGCACGCGGAATCCGCAGCGGGCAAACAATTCAGTCAAATGTCACAACGAGTTACTTCTCGTTTTTGTCAATTCCGGCGATTGTCCCAGCATCGTTTACGCTAACCGATCTGGCGCACTACTGCACAACGAGCGTATCTATAGGCTCTGGTGCAGTAGTGACCAATCAATACGGGTATCAATCGGCAGCATTAGCCGGGGCGACGAATAATTACGGATTTTATAGCGCCAGCACAAATGCTGCTGGCCGATGGAACTTCTATGCCGCAGGAGATGCCCCTAACTACTTCGCAGGCGTAGTCAACGTCGAAGACGGCACAGCCCTCCTGCCAAGCATCGTCAACAACGGCGACCCCAACACCGGCCTCTGGTTCCCGGCTGCGGATACTGTGGCGGTTAGTACGGGTGGAGTAGAGAGAGTACGAGTGGATTCTTCCGGCAACGTTGGGTTAGGCGTTACACCGGGTGCATGGACAGCCACCAACTTTATCGGCTTGCAAATTGGCGCAGGAGCCTCGTTTGCAGGACGGCATGCTTCGCAAGGTAGTCCTTATGATGAAATGTATTTGTCAGCAAACGCTGTTTATGAGGGTGCTTGGAAGCGCATTGGTGCTGCTGCCGCGACACAGTATTATCAAGACGCCGGAACTCATGTATTTCGTTTTGCTGCTTCAGATGCAGCCGGATCAGCTATAACATGGACTACCGGACTGTCTATAAGCGCAGCGGGGTTGGTAACTATACCGGGTGCGCTGGCAACCGAAGACGGCACAGCCCTCCTGCCATCCATCGTCAACAACGGCGACCCCAACACCGGCATCTGGTTCCCGGCTGCGGATACCGTGGCGGTGAGTACGGGAGGAACTGAGCGGTGGCGTGCGGATTCATCTGGTTTAGATATAAGCGGGGCAATCGAGTTTAACCCCGGCGCATCTGTCACCCCTGCCGATAACGGGGATGTTGTTTTCGAGCTAACCAATAACACCACACTCACTATCAAGGCCAAGGGCAGCGACGGCACAGTACGCTCTGTGGCTCTGACTCTCGCATAAAGGAAGTATCATGACCATCGCCCTCTTCGCCCTGCTCATCGCGCTCAACATCGCGGACATCTACTACACCCGCAAAATCCTCGCGGCGGGCGGGCGGGAACTCAACCCGGCAATGCGCTGGATGATGGGGCGGTTCGGGGTCGATACCGCGTTGATCGTGAGCAAGGGGTTTGCGCTTGGGCTTGTCGTGCTGTTCGCCCTGCATACGGCCATCCTCATGGTGCTGTGCGGAGTCTATGCGGTGGTGGTCGGGATCAACGCAGAGGTTTATCACAACATGATGAGGGAAAAATGATCGAACAGCGGGCGGCGGAACTGGCAGGTAAAACTGCCGACACTCTCACCACGGCGACCAAGATCACGGCGGGCGGGACGATCGTCGCAGGTCTGTCGGTGGAGCAATGGACATCCATCTGTGGCTTGATTGCGGCGATCGTCGGCATCTTCGCCACGATCATCGTTTCCGCCGTGACGGTCTGGTATCGGCGCAAAGAGTACAAGCTGAAAGAAGCACGCGCCCGGCACGATGGAGACATACCCGATGATGAAGAATAAAGCCGCTATCGCACTCGCCATCGCCACGGCGCTTGCCGTTCCAGCTGAAGGACTGAGGCAGTGGGCGTACAAATGCCCGGCTGGTGTGGTGACGGTATGTTATGGCCACACAGGGTCGGTCATTCGTGGGAAGAAATACACCCTTGACGAGTGCAAAGCCTTGCTGGATGCCGACATGCTCAAGGCGGTGCAGGAAGTGGAACAGTGTCAGCCGGGATTACCGCCGGAAGTGCTGGCCGCGTTTGCCGATGCGACGTTCAACATCGGTTCGAGGGTGGCTTGTGACACCAGGCAATCAACCGCCGCGCGAAAACTCAAGGCCGGCGACTATCGGGGGGCGTGCGAAGAATTGCCCAAGTGGAACAAGGCGCGAGTCGGTGGCGCGCTTGTCGCCCTGCCTGGCCTAACGAAGCGCCGCGCACGGGAGCGCGAAATCTGTCTGCAAGGGGTGTGATATGGAATGGTTCGGCTGGTGGTTGGCAGCGACGATGGAAGCGGCAAAACCGGTTATGGTCAGTATAAAGGC